CACAGATGGTAAAGACAGCCTCGCGGGTGCCATAGGTAGCATGAACAGCCCTAAAGGTAATCTCCGATATCTCAGCAGGAGTGGTGTCAGCCGCAATCGTGACGACGGGGTTCAGCGGGTCGTCGAGGTTGACGGTGAATCCCGACGGGATATTATTCGCCGTGATGGTGCATGACGAGCCGACGGCAGTGGTGCCATAGTACGCCTGCAGACCAAAGGAGAGTGTCTTTTGCGTCTCAACCTTACCCTGTTGGTTGACGGGGATAGCCGCCATTTCGTTGTCGATGTCGAGAGAGAACGCATTAGCACCTGTATTACCCTTCTGTCCGCTCTTGATGATAGGTATCGTCTCGCGGTCGAGGATGAGACTATCCGTGACGTTGTTAGCCACCGTTGTCTTAGCGATGCAGAACTCATAGGACGTATAGGAAGTGCTGGAATTGACCGTGATAGCCGACGAATAAGCATACCATGCGCTCCACGATCCGTTACTCAGGTAGCGGTAGAAGATGCGGTAGGTCGTATCGAATGCCGTTGTCTGGTTAGCCACCGTAGAGATAGTGCCATTATAGTTCTTAGAGTAACCACATGTCAGAGAATGCGATGACGGTGTGAGTGTGTCGCTGCTGTTGCGTGAGAATGCCAACGACTGATGAGACGGCAGCACCTTGTAGATGGTTGGCGATACACCAGGCGCACCAGAGCGTAGTGCGTTGAGCGTGAAAGCCACCTGATACGTCTTCTCGTTGTAAGTGACTGGAATGGTGATGATATAACGCTCATCGGCGAGAGCAGTGTTAGCCGAGAACTTCCATGAAACAGAAATGTTGCCCGATGACTGCGAGACGGTAGGTGTGACCCCAGCCAGTTTTACTGAAGCCGCTGTTGGAGCCGTGATGCCCGAAGTAATCTGTGTAGCCCCCTTGTAGAGTTTCACGTTGACTACAATGGTTGTCGTTTTCGTCACCTTACCCGTGCTGTCACATGGCAGGCTATCCATTTCGTTGTCGAGGTCGAGGACAAAGGCATCGTCGCCATCGCGTCCCCACACCGTAGGTCCAGACACCAAGTATTCCACCGACGTATTGCCATTGCCATCGACAAATACCGTGCGCACACACTGGAAGAGGTAGCGGTTTGTCTCAGAGTAGCCACACTGTGAGAGCGCACTCCAGGTGTTCCACTCGTTATCGTTGGTCGGAGTGGCGGGTACAGAACCAGTGGTGTTCGCCTTGAAGCGCGTTGACTGGCTCTGTATGCCACGTCCTGTGAGACCTTCGGCACCCTCTGCGATAACGCGGATGTCGTGACGTTCCACCTCGATAGTGCCATAGAGCAGCACAAACGTAACGACCGACACGTTAGCCGTAGAGACATTTGTTCCGAGAGTATAGGCAGCTGCTGTTGTGTCTCGGTACACCTTAACGCTGTAACCCGCAGGTGGTGTGGTGATACGTTCCGCCGAGCCGTCAGCATTACGTTTGATGAGTGAGCACGAGACGTTAGCCGGTGTTACCGTATCATCCTGAGCCTTGATGATTGCCGAGTGAGACGGTACCAGGTCATAGTCGTAGCCATTCTGTCCGAGTGAGCCACCGAACTCAATGACAGGATCGAGGTGAGAGCCGTCCGTGAGATACGTAATGCTCTTATGCCAGAGGTACGGAGCTGCAGACGTAGGTACGGGAGCCTGCTGTCCCTCCGGCACAAGCTGCCAGCGTGAGTCGTTGGCTGCGGGTTGTACCCCCGAAGCCTCGGTGATATAGTAATTATCTATATGGTCCACAGATACCGTTGGTTTCTGTGCTGTGATAGCGAATGTCTGCGATATGACTGGTTTCATACTTTTTATTTTTTTAAGAGGCTGTGACGATGCCGTTGATCTTGTAGCCGTTGGCAGCTATGAAGTCGTAGGGCACAATCATGGTGGCACGGTTGTTTGCGATAGTCACTTCAGGCACGTTGCCCGTAATCTCGTTCTGTTGTCCGTCATAGAGGACTACGTTAAACGTCGTATATTGCGTATTGATGGCCGTTGGGTCCTCCATGGTAGCCACCCACATTGTGACGGTACACTGTTCACCAGGAGCCAGTTGTCCGCTGAAGTCCGAGTTAGAACCATTGAGAGAGATATACAGGAACTCAGGATCCTGTGTGTCGTCGATAGAGGCGAAAGCCGTAGCCACGCGGTTTGTCATGGCGCTATCCGAGAAGAAGTCGCAGCGGATGATGATATTATCCGTCACATCAGCCTCGTTGATAGACAATGAGCGAGCGTTACGTGCTGCCACGAACTCAGTGCCCGTTCCCGCATTGTACCATTTAGTGTACCACGTAGCAGGCTGTTGTCCGTCATCGCCATAAAGAGAAGCCGCAATCGTCACAGTCTGTCCCTTATCGGTGATGATAGCCGACTCAGGCGATAGCAGTCCGAGGAATCCCTGTGTGGTCATCTGTGCAATCTTGACATCAACCGCACACTGGAAGCCCATCTGTTTTCCAGCCACCTCTACCGAGCCTTCATAGCCGATTACATCGAGGTCGATGTTTGTAGGACTTGCAAGGTTGCTGATGATAGTCAGGCAGGGCAGTTGGTAGGAGTTACCACCCAGTGAAGCCGTTGTAGTGCCCACCTGAAACAGCGGGTCGCCAGCACCGTCGAGGAAGTTTGTTGACTTGTTATCCTGTCCGAAGACAATCTCCACATCATTATAGAGCCATTTTCCGTTGACGATGCCAGATGCCGAGATATACTGTACCCCCTTGCGGATGACAGGATAAATCATAGGACGTGTGGCTGCATCCGCTTTCCAGTCAGGTATGCAGCGCTGAGTGCCAGGGTTGTAGTTCTGTGACAGTGTGCCACTGATGCGGAGTGAGCCTTGCACGGTGACACCCTCCTGGAGGGCCGTCAGTGCGAAGTGGTTGGAAATATTGTTCATACTTATTGCTGATTAGGATCCAGCCGAGAGGAACGGCTGGGCACGGTGGCTAATGAATGAGAATGGCGAGGATAAGCGTTGTGTAGCAGAACAGTTCGAGTACAAAGATGCCCTTACCTTCGAGCCATTTAGGTATAGGCGCGAAGACAAAGTAGAGCAGTGCGAACCATAGCAGCAGCCAGTAGGGACTGATGATAAGCACACAGAGTTGAGAAAGCACTCCAGCAGCTACTGCCAACACCGAATGTGCCGTATTAGGATCGTTGTGGATGAGCGGCAGGGTGACTATGAATGCCAGTGATGCGATAAACAGGAAACCGACAAACTGGAACATAGAGCCATCCATAGCGTCGAGGAGGGCAGGGCATGTACCGAAGGCGATAGCCCAGATGAACAGCGTCCAAAGGTACTGATATTTTCGCGGAAGGTTAAAAACCATGTGCGAGACTGATGCCGGCAGTTCCTTATGGATGTAGATAGTGGTGCCCACGTAGAGCACTGTTATCAGAACTGAGATAAGAAGTAATGTTGTCATAACTTTGGGGTTTAGGACCCCGCCGAGAACGGCGGGGCACGGTGGTTAATGATATCGAGATTGAATCGCGACGCAAGGACGAAACTTACTTGAAGACCAGCTTATCGGGGTAGCCAGTGGTGAAGTCGTAGGCGATGATAGCATCCGAGATCTCCATGGCGAGGATTTCCGCCTTGTGAGCTGCTGTGCAATCATAGCACTCAGAGGCATACACTTCGAGAGCGGCGAGCATCTGCAGACCGTCGTCGATAGCCAGTGTAAAGGACATGTTCTCGTACCAGAGCGTAGAAGTTGTCTTACCCATGGCCTTCTCCGCGTTGAGACGTGCGATAAGACCATTACGCATATCCTTATCGAGCCACATATTGACACCCTGGTAGGTGAATTGGTTGACAGCATCCGAACTGTCATACGTTGCCAACTGAGCCAGTTTCATGGTCTTGGCGATAGCGAGGCGGTCGCCGGTGAGGATGCCCGCATCGACGAGTGTCAGCAGTGCTTCGGCAGCGATGGCTTCGGCAGCAGTGGCAGTGAGCAATTCACCATCGTACTCATGTGCGAGCAGTGCATCCTTGATGCGTTCGATGGTAAACGGGTTCTTCAGTCGTACCACGTAGGCACGGTAGAGTGTGCGAGTTTCCGGCTCCTGACCAGCGGGAGTCTCCTCTTGTGTGTTGACAGGCACCTGTTCCTCGGTGACGTTGAACGAGATACGCAGCACGTCGCCCTCCATGGTGGCGAGGTCTGGGCGTTCAAAAAATTCTGACTTTTTCATAATTCAATATTTTTTTAAATGGTTATTACTATGTGGTACCCAGCCGATAACGGCTGAGAGTGGTGGCTATTGGATGGCGTAGTCGGGTAGGCCGGAAGTATTGGTACGCACCAATGTGCCCTTGAATGGAAATCCGTCGTGACTATTGATGTAGAACAGCGCCTGCGTGAGTTTCTGGTTATTGGTGAAGAACTTATACTTTTGTCCGTTCTCCTCCACCTGAATGACTGTTGCCGGTTTGTTGTATTTCGATTTCACGTCAAACTCAACATCCGTAAACACTATCTCGCGTCCACAGAGCATGGATGCCGATACCTTAGTACCTTCGAGGATGCGTTTACCCTCAGCGTCCTTTTTCTCAAATGCAGGAACATTCAGATCCTTATATGATTTCATTTTCATTACAGCGCACCAGAGGTTATAGCCATTGCAGTGCATGGCCCATCCTTTGTAGCTGGCAGCGGCACGATAGCGTTTCAGCGGGTCTTTGATGCGGTGCATCTTCTGCTTAAACTTCGCCTTCATGCGTTTGCGCAGCAGTGTGTGTTTGAAGAAAAACATATAGCCCACGAAGTCGAGTCGGTGTTTCTCGTCAATGATCTGCATTCCGATATTCTCATGCAGTGGCTGTTCCATGACCTCATCGGCATACTTTTTGATGAAGTTGACCGCTTTCCACACCTCTTTCTTATTGGTGCCGACGATCACCATATCATCGCAGTATATCTCCATCCACACGTCGAAGAGCATCATTACCAGTCGGCACAGCGGGCATGTGTAGTAGTTGGCGATAGGCTGTATAGGGAACAGTCCGATGCCCAGTCCGCTGTCACATGCCGTCACTATCTCACGGATGAGATAGCGGATGCCCTTATTGCCGAACTTCTTAGCCAGGTGGTTATACACCTTTTCCTGGTCGATGTTATGATAGAACTTCACGAAGTCCAGTTTGACGAAATAGATGCGGTCGTTATGCTTGCGGTGAATGTCGATATACCTTTTGGTACGACGAGCCGCGAAGTGCATCCCCTTACCTTTGATAGATGCCGAAGAGTCGTAGTAATACGCCCGCATCATGGTAGGCATGATGACCTGCATCAGTGCATGGTTCTCGATATGGTCAGGAAAATATGGCAGTTTATGAAGCACACGGTCCTTCCCGCATGGGCAGTGTCGTACACACTCATGTCCTGGGGAAGTATGGTATGCTTCATTTTTCAGCAAATCGTGCAAGAGGTTGAGATTGCCTTGTGGGTCGCGGTCGAACAAGCGTACTCCCTTATGTGCATCCTTCCCCCGTCGAGCCTCTATGTCGGCTTGACGCAGGTTCATCGGGTCATAGACCTGTTGGATGCGCAGTTTTCTATTCTTTCCGCGCAGGCGTTTCTTACGTTGATAAGCTAATTCTGCCATTGTTTCTCTTCATTTATTCCCAGCGGGCGAACCGCTGGGCACAGTAGTGGTTACTTTTGACACAGATGTTATGGGAGGGCCTTCTACATTTCTTGGCTCACGGGTGTTCGGTATATGCGTACAACTGCATTGCTTACTTGCGCGAGGGGACTTTGTTGTCCGACGATGTGATAGCGCATCTTTGTGTCAGACTCATACCCAATGCCTTTTATCTTTGCTCTGTCAGGTAGAAAGGACAAAGTGGGGAAACCACTTTGCACTCGCTAACCCTCCATCGAGACAGGCTCAATCGTGTGCTCATCCTCTTTGGCTTTCGCGAAGTCAGTGAGGACAAACAGTGGAAACATATCAGATAACTCTTTTTTTGTTCAATGTAGATGTTCAGGCGAGCGCCGATGTTCGTGTTCGAGTTCGAGAAACCGTTATTCGAGTTCGCATACGAAAGACCGCATTGCGCACCGTTATTCGCGTTACCCCCGACGTTCAGCAGCTCCACGATATGTTGCCTTTACCTCCGTTTCCCCGTTGAGCTGTAGAAGGCTCGAACAACCTATGTTGCTATTCTCTTTGGGGAAGGAGTCTATCAGTTTGTATGTTCAGGAAGTCAATCCCTGACATCAAGTGTCTCAGTAAGTCAATTTTTTATGGATGGTCACGCTCTTGTGACTTCACCTCTTGATGTGACTTTTTTAATTGTTATTACTCTTGTTACTTTTTTACATCCCAGCCGAAATCGGCTGGGCACTGTGGCGAAAGCCGCAGAGAGGGAGCGAGCCGGATGCCGGCTGGCCAATGATTGTCCGCTTACGCGGAAATCATGGCCACCAGCTCCGCACCGCTCACGAATATCGGTTCTCCGTAGAAGGCCAGGCGAGCGCCGAAGTTCGTGAGCGAGAGCGAGAAACCGTAATACGAGGACGCAGACGAAAGACCGCATAGCGCACCGTTATACGCGCTACCCCCGACGAACAGCAGCTGACCACCCGTAGCGAACCAATACCCATCGCAGTAGTATGTATTAGAACCGGCACCAACAGCCTGACATATCATATCCCAGTATTCGCCCAGTTCCATGCTCTTAGCATAAGTACCACTGCCACTCTGAGAAGAGAGAGCACAGACAAACTCACGGCCTTCAGCGGTATTGCTGACAATATTGCCGTCATAGACGATAGCATAGCGCACGTCGTCGCGCATCTCGAAGCGGATGCCAGGACGGAACTCCCACAGTTTTCCCCATAGGTCCTCGAAGCCGAACAGTTTGACAGGATATTGGTCGCCGATGGTGGCATCCGTAAAGAACACCTTTCCAGAGCCATCCCCCAATGCCTTACAGAGGCCCATTGGTACGTCACGGCACGCCTGCCAGTTAGAATGCTGGAATCCCGCGCCAATGACCTCCTGCGAGTTCAGCGAGCCATAGCGGGCCTGGAAGAGCGCATTGATAAGACAATGGAAGCCATAGTTAGCCAATCCCCATTGTGTGCCGAGCTTCTGTGCGCAGTTCCAGAAGGCGCTCATCGTCTTAGAATGGCCAGGAGCCACGTTCGGGCGTGAGTGTCCGGCACCGCTACCATCGACAGACATCAGGTAAGCACCTACCCAATGTGGTGAGCCAAAGACATGTCCTCCGTCAATAGGCACGAGACCACCGAAGTTCAGCGTCTTGTTTTCTCCGAGGAAATGGCAGTCAGGCACATGGATCATCGTCTCACAAGCCGCTTCGACAGCAGCTGTGATAGGTGTTGCATCCGCGAACTTATCCCATGTAGAGCCATTCAGTTTAGCAGCATATACCTTTCCGTCCTTGCGGAAGAACATATAGCCACCCATCTGAGCCTGATAGAGTTCTGCAGCACCACGATTATTGACCGTGAATGCAGGGTTAGAGTTTTCTTCCAACGTGTGTTTGGAAGCGAGCGCACCGACCACCGTTGACGGAATGGCCGCATTAGCAACCTCAGAAGGCATTGCTTCATAGAAGTTGCTTGCACTGGTGACACACAACACACGAGCGATGCCTTCACCAGGGTTGAGAGTTGTTTTTGCTTTCTTCATTTCGTTTTATTTTAAAGGGTTATTATTAAAGCCTTTAGCGGCCCAGCCGAGAACGGCTGGGAGTGGTGGTTATGTGCGAATGGCGATAGTGTTTCCGTCGGACAGTTGGATGAGTTCTCCGTCTTCATCGGCGAGGACATCATAGACTGTGCGTAGAGAGACAAAGGGGTCCACGAGATATTTCACGCCGAGCGTATTGAATAGTTTGTTGCCAGGTACCGTCACCTCCATGCCATACTCTCCGAGCATTTCGGGAGGATTTGTCGATCCCTGCTGACGTATGCCCCAGTTTGGCATCAGCCAATGGCGTTTCTGTTCGGCAGTCATATCATTATGCTTTGCCACATGCACCATCATGCCAAACGTCATCCATGCCGACTCTGGGAATACACGGTTGCCACCATAGGAGAACACCGTAGGCAGAATCTTAGGGAAGCGCCATGCAATAGCTGCTGTTGCCTCGTTGTGGATATCGGGAGCCGCTGTTGACGTGCCGTTGTTTACACCGATACGGCAGCGCACCAGGATGTCCTCTATGAAGTCCATATCGACCGCCAGTGTCGCACTATTCTTACCGTTGACATACCATAGGCAATCATCCGTGATGGCGAGCCATGTAGCGCCAGCATCCAGAGAGTAGTCCCAGAACCACGCCACCTGAGCCGTCTTATCCACGCCACCCAGTCGTGCTTCCGCCTCGAAAGTGTAGATGGTGGTAGCAGCAGACAGCGGGAAGTGCTTACGAGTGCGGTCACACAGGATATTGATGCTCCACTGTTCGTCAGCCTGCAATACAGCCGACAGTGAGAGCGTGTCGGACATGATCTGAGGAGAAGACGTGCGCGTGTCAACGAAGCGGCATTCACAATACACCTTGACACCATTCTGATGAGTGAAGTTCTTACGGACGTAGAGAAGATCGCCCACCAGGTAGTAGTCAGCCGTTGCATCCGTTGTCGTCACCTGTGTATCGTTGATGTACCAGTATATCTGAGGTACGATACTCTCCACGTCCAGGTTCTTATCGACATCGTATATCGTATATTCCGCTTGCAGTCGAAGTGCTCCATCCGTCTGTTGGCCATGCGCATCGATAACCGGCGCAATGGAATGATCCGGCAGCCACTCCTGTGTGGTCTGTCTATAGAACTGGAGTGACGACATGCCACCCAGAATGACGATTTTCATCGCCGTGTTCAGTGGGCGGAAAGTCGTCGAGACCGCAAACGGTTGTGAGTTTTGGAGTTGTTTCATATCTTTTCTTTTAGGGCTGCGATCATATCGCAGCATACGAGACTATTATTACCCAGCGGAAAACCGCTTGGCATAGTGCTATTTAGGCAAAGCGAGGATGTCGTATTCAGCAAGCGACTTGATGACGTAATCGACGATAACCGACGGATTGATAGAGATAGCCTTACCCTGAGCGTTGATAGCCAGCAGGCGAGTTACATCAGCGCCATTGTTAGTCGTTGTTGCCGTCAGCGGCACGTATGTATTGGCAGCATCCGTAGATTTCAGGAATGAAGTGAGGTCTATCTGTCCTACCATCGGGTCCCAAATGGTGCCGTTCCACACGTAGTTCGTGCCAGCAGGAATTTTGCCATTCTCAGCCACCACATTATACATGTGTCCCTTCTTCATGCCCGAAGCAGGCAGGTGAGCAAAATCCTCCACCTGTCCCTCATAGGAGATCGCAGCACCCAGTGCGATAATCTTTGCCAGCAGTTCTGCGATAGCCGCCTGTACCTGAGTGGCCACCAGTCCGGCTATAGCCGTGAGGTTCACGTCAGCCGCCTGTCCCGACTTACCCGCCTCCGATACTGTGTCGTCGATGATCTCGCGTACCTTACTCTCATCTATGGGTTCGTCGCCACCACCATCCTCGATAGGTGTGACAGAAGCCGTTGCCGGTTTCTTGAATACAGCGAGGCGATAAGTCTTACCCTCCTCGGCCTTGGTGAAGTCGTAGGAAGCCTCCTTGTAGGTGAAGAACGAGTCTTTACGAAGCCATGAGCCATTATCTTGCAGCTCATCGATACTTACCACGTAATAGTCCTCCTTAGCGTAGGAGACTGCGATGGTGTTTTTACCCGTAAATTGGTCTGAGACAAATTTCGGGTGGGAATAGGAAAATTGCAGTTCAGTCATATCGAAAAAATTTATTTTTGCACAAAGATACGAAGACGGGGTGACGAGAGCGGGACAAAAAGCCCCACCGAAATCGGCGGGGCATGTTGATTATTCGGGGAGTGGGAGGCACATGCCGGACATGTTGGCGAGGTGGTAGCGGCAGCCGATGTATAGCGAGTCGAAAGCATCCGTGCCATCGGTACGGTATTCGAGGCGTACCGAGTCATCTTCACTCTCAGACAGTTTTTCACCAGCTTTCCATTTGCGGAAGCCACGATAGGACATCTGTACCTCGGCAGTGGTAAGAGCGACAATCAGCGCCTCGTTATTCTCGCGGTTGATGCGGATAGCCGGATAGATAGCCCCTGCCAGAGACTCGTTGATATCCTTATATTTCTGTTGATGTTCCACCGGCGCACCCATATCAATAGCACGGACGTTCCAACCGTAGTTTGTCAATTCGGAGATTACCACATCCTTGAAGTCCTCAGCCCCTTCGAGTGCATAGCCACGGAATTTCGCTGTTGCATCGTAGAAAAACACCACCTCTTTATTTTTCTTCATGTGAGGTTTGTAATAATGATGCCAGTCAGCCATCAGTTCACGCAACTTTCGTTCATACTTCACGTACATCGACGAAAGCACGTTGAGACATTCCTGGTTGTCGCGTTTATACAACTGTCCTGTGACTACCCAGTTGATGTTGGCATTGTAGTCGAGTGCGATATACAGCGGCAGTGCATCCATCACGTCACCATCGAGTGTGCAGTCCTTCAGGTTTCCCAGTCCGTAGAAGTCAGGAGTCTCGTATTCCTCCTCGGTGGCAGAACCACCGAGCACCGTAGAAGCCTTTTTCTTGGTGAAAGAGTTGTCGATGGCAGGGCAATCGTCAGGAATATAGCCATGCACATTCTCGATGTCGAGGTTAGAATAGAAGCCATCGTTAGACTTCTGTACCTTTTTATTCAGAATAGATATGGCAAAGACCACCGGCGGCAGGTCACGCGCCATGCGAGCGATATACGAATCGCCAAGGATATCTATATTGTCAAGTGAGGAAGCCCTCCAGAAGCAGAAAGCGTTGCACTGCAATTCACGGATATGTCGCTGGTACGGTTTAGACTCCGATATCATCATCATGTCGAAGTCCTGTTCCGGCGTAATGAGATACTTATGACAAAACAGCAGTTCCGCTTCATCAGGAGAGATTAGTTTATAGTTGACCGCCATGTCGAGCATGGCCTTATTGATACGTTTTCCGTAGTTAGGCAGGATTTTGAAAGGTCCCTCATGGTTAATCATCATGTTTGCCTTTGCCTGGATAGCCGCAATTTGTTCGGCAGGCAGTAGGATAGGCACACAGCCATCACGTTTGGCGTTACGGAGCAGTTCGTTAGCCCACATAACCCTTTCCGCATAATCAGTGAGCAGCTGCTGTATCTCGCGGTACGTCTTATCTGCGAAGCGTCCAGACTCAGGGTGCATATCCAGTTTTTCCTCCTCCTTCTCCAACCAGTTACCCTTTGCTGTGAGCGAAGCATCAGAGGCGAAGAAAGTAGATTTGAATAGCGGGTTAGCATCAGAAAATGAAGGGTCGCCGAGTGGATGCACGATACCTGACAGTGCCGGCATGATTTCGCCGTCGATCTTAGCCTTAGACATAAACTTACACTCATCCGCCACGATGCTGTTAGCCGTGATAGAGTTGGCAGATCCCGTGACGGCGAGTGATATAAGTTGCCAGATAGTGCCATTAGCAAACCAGATGACGTTATCCCATGTCTTAGGCGTGATGACAGGCTTTTGTACCCATCGCGGCGGTTTTCCCCATCCGAAATGCCGTCCCTCCTGAATATTGAAAAAACGCTCAATGGCCGCAATGGTGCCAGGTACGGTACGTGTGTATAGCTGTTTGCGGGAGTTTCCCAGCCACAGGTTAGTAGCACGAGGCATAGACTGCGAGACGCGGTATATACGTGGTCCTATGGATCCGTCCGTCTTACCGAAACGTCGAGCAGCCAGCAGTCGCACATCCCTTGCATTCGAGTAATAGATGCGCTGCTGCATCGGGTTCATATAAACGTCACGTCTTTTAGCCATTCTCGTCGAAGATATCCTTTTCGGGTTCAGGTTCTGGTTGTTCATCCGGCATCTGCCAGGTTCCCTCCGAGTTCTGTATCATATCAACAACCTGTTTGTCGGTAAGACCATAGCGACGAGCAAACTTCTTTTTCTCCTCGTCGGTATAGTTTACGCGGTCGCGTTTCACAACAGACACATCGCCTGTGATGTTGATTTCCGAATCCGGCATTTGGTCAGCCGCATTCTCTTTCTCCTGGAAGTTGTTATTGAGTTGCATTTTCAGGTCGGCACCCGACTTGACGCTGCGAGGGTCGCCCATTTTCATTCCCTCACGGATGAGCCAGTCGGAGGCATCCTGTACCTTTGCCTTCTCGATATTCTCCGTTGGCACGTCGAAGCGTCCGATGATATGGTTGAAGAGCGCCACGTCGTTAGATATCTCCGTTGGTGTGCGAGCAATGCCAGGGCGTATGTTCATTGCATCGACATACTCAATGGCTTTGGAGTCGCCAGCTGCTGCTTTCTGAAGCAGTACGGGATATTCACGGGCAGCGATACGGCGCATGATGTCGGTTGGTCGTATCTGTTTATCTTGCAGCCATATTTTATACGCTTCGTAGGCGAGGAGCGCACGGAAACGCTGATCGGGTGACATAATCATCTTATCGATGGTGATGCCACCCAGCAGCCAGCGTTCTACTTTGTCGAAATATTTTTCTGAGGGTTTTGACATGATGAGAAGGGGAGATACGGCAATATAATCGCCTGACAAAAAACGAAACAAGAGCGGCTATGGCATAGCCACATACGAGACAGACGGAACAGAACCCAGCGGGCAAACCGCTGGGCACTGTTGTTATGAGCGCATGGTAGCGTAATGCTTACGCTTGCGCAAGTTATATTTATCCTTGCCGGTACGCATGAGATATTCGCCATAATCTTTTGGCGACATGCCATAGTTGCCCGCCATGAGGTGAGTACCGAAGGGACCATAAGGATTGTTAGCGAACGTGCGCACCACCTTTGCTGGGGTGCGTGATGTAGCCTGCTGTCCCTGGTTGACAGAGCGCTGTGCAGGTGCTTTCTGTTCGATTTGTGGACTATTAGCCTGAGCCGTCTGTTCGATGACTTGCTGACCGGCAGGAGAAGATATAAGGCCACCCATGACGGCGGCAGCGCCTGCTAACATGGCAGACATGAGACTTTTCTTTTTCATTGTTATTTGGTTTTTTTAGGTCCCAGCCGAGAACGGATGGGCACGGTGGTTATTTATGACGGCGATGCAATCGCCTAACAATTAACGAAACAGAGACCTAAGCCTTTTTTGAGGCATCCTTTTTTGCAGCCTTTTTAGCCGCTTTCTTTTCGGCTTTCTTAGCCTCGCGAGCAGCACGTTCAGCCTCCAATTTCGGCTTGATGTTCTTTTCACAATCCTCTTTGGCAGCTTCGAGGATGGGGAGGTAAGTCTTTGCTTCCTCTTCACCAATCAGTTCTACCAGTTCCTGATAGCGAGCCGTCATCGTCTCGATGCGCTTAGGCGTGTTATCCTTATCCTTACGCTGGAGGTATTTCACGATATCATCGACCGCCTTTTTCTTAGCTTCTGCCTTTTCGCGAGCCTCCTTCTGTACGGGGTCAGACTCCTTAATCATTTCGATAACCTTAGCCTTGAAAACCTCCTGGTTCTCCACCTTATCCCAGTAGGGGCGAAGCGTAGTGCGGAGCGCCTTTGGATCGACCTTCTGAGCCTCGATAGATGCACGGAAAGCCGTGTCCTCCTTCAGGCGCACATATACCGTGGCCATTTCGTTGTCAACACGCTCATAGATGCCCTCCACCTGTTTAGTGAGGCGGATAGCTTCTTCCGTATATGGAGCCACCTCCTGTTCAGGTTTACCGGCGACAGCCAAAGCCTTAGCCGTAGCATTCGCATTCTCCTGGCGAGTGCGCAAGTCGCGAATCGTCTCGATAGCATTAGCGAGGTCGGGTGACATCAGCCACTTCAGCTGGTCGAGGTGCAACATGGTACCACCACCCATAGAGCCAGCCACTGTCTCAGGAGCAGCAGCGTCGATAGTTGGAATGTCCGCCTTTTTACCGAAAAGCGTATCTTCTGCAGCCTCACGTTCCTGGCGTTCCTTTTCAGCAGCGAGGGCACGAGCAGCAGCTTCCTCCTTAGTGGGGCGGCCCACATGCGATGCGAGGAGAGCAGGGTCGGTGAGATCCACGGCAGGCACCGATGTCTTCAAGTCAGCGGTAATCTTATCCGCATAGCGGCGGATGAGTTTCTTACGAGAAGCGTAGTCTTTGAAGCGCAGCGCCTCATTGACGAAAGCACGGCAGAAGGGGAAAGCAGCCATGAGGTTCAGTCCCTTCTCAATCTGTTCACGTATGCCGGACGTGATGTTTCCCGCCTTTTCGATGACCGGCAGGTGTTCGGCATACCAGTTCTGGTAATCAGCGAGCCACGCCTTGCGTTCCTCTGCTGACATCTGGGTGAAATTTTTTGTATTCATACTACCTTTGTTTTTAGGCTGCTGTGGCACAGCAGCATACTAAACACTTAACACGATGCAAAAATAGGGGAAATTTTTTTGGAGGGTGGGACAAAAAAGGGGGATGGCGATACAATCGCCTTATAAAAGAGGGGACGAAAACCCAGCGGGGGAATCGTTGGGCGCAAAAAAAGCCCTACCGATTGCGGTAGGACCTTTTTATGAGGTGAAAACCCTAAATAATTAAGGGTTTGTAGGAGCAGGATTAGCAGAAGCCAGGAGTGAATCCCAACCATCGTCAGGAGCAGTGACATAGAGGTTGTCATACAGGACACCATTGAGGTGGAACTCCAGTGTGGTCTGACGGTCATCAGAGGTAGCAGCGCCGGTGTCAGACGAGATACCGTCCTGTTCTGCCTTTACGCGGCGGTTAGGATCGTACATAATCTGCGTGTCGCCGGTGTTGCCATCAGGAACGATGATACCGATGTTCAGGTTGTTCAGCGCACGAGAGAGTTCAGAGGTCTTCTTATTGACCGCCTCGATGATAGCATTGTAGGTGAGGTTATAGCCACCGTTAGGACCCTGGCTTTTGCCTTGGATCTGCTGACTCTCATCCTTCAGGTCGAACTTATAGAGACCCTTACCTGACTTGAACGTAGGCGTAGAGTAGGTGTTACCCGTCAATTTGAGTGGTGTGAGGAGGTCAGACTTCACGAAGTAGTAAGCCACCGCAGAGGTACCACCGATATTCTCCAGGCAATTTTCCTCGTTCAAATAGTTGTCGAGGTTAGGGCATGTTACTGTATCAGCCATAATCTTGAAATTTTAATATTTGACGTTTAGTGTTTATAAGTACCCAGCCGAGAGCGGCTGGGCACTATGAGAGAGAATATTACGCGTTAGGAGCGAAGAATGCGGTGATAGCCATCGGCATACCTGTTGCTGTGATAGAGATCTCAGCGTCAGTCTTGCCGTTGCTCCAAGAGACAAACTTCTGGTTATCACCAGGAACAGCCTTCAGCGTTACGATAGCGTTAGGAGCGAAGTCCAGAGGAGTATCGTAAGCCTCTCCGTTGACCTGTACGGTACCCGTACCGTCAATGCTTACCACGAGCTTAGAGTTCTCGTAGTCACCATTGATGACGTTCT